CCCATGATCGACGAGGGGCCACTCCACGCGCTGATCCCGAAGACCGGCGAGGAGTTCATCCGCCTCCCCGGTGTCGGCGCGGGCGGCCGGATCGACACGGTGACATCGAACGCCCGATCCCGGCTGGGTGCTCGGGTGACGTTCCCGCTGCAGGACGAGACCGGCCTGTGGACCGCCGCGGCCCGGATGATCGACGTCGCCGAGACGCAACGCCGCGGCGCCGCTGGGATGGGCGGACGCGCGGTCGAGACCACCAACGGGTGGGACCCGACCCAGCATTCGGTCGCGCAACGCACGGCCGAATCGAACACCGGAGACATCTACCGGGACCATCCCCTCGCCCCCGCGAAGCTCTCGTACAAGAACAAGCGGGAACGGGCTCGGATCCACCGCATCGTGTATGCGGGGTCGCCGTGGGTCGACCTCGACGCGATCGAGGCCGAAGCGGTCGAGCTGCTCGAGACGGACCCGGCCCAGGCGGAGCGGTTCTTCGGGAACCGGATCGTCGAAGGCGCCGGCCACTACTTCGACGCCGACCGGTGGAAGCAGCTCGCGCGCCCAGGCCTGATGATCGCGCCCCGTGAGCTCGTCGTGGCCGGTGTCGACGGTGCCCGGTTCAAGGACGCACTCGCGATGATCGCCACCGGCGTCGTCTCCGGTCACCAGTGGACGCTCGACATCATCGAACGGCCCGAATCGGCCGGCGACGACTACGAGCACGACTTCGAGCGTGCCGACGGCGCCATGATCGAGTTCTTCGAGACGTTCGACGTGTGGCGGGTCTACGTCGACCCGCAGTGGATCGACCCGCTGATGGACCGGTGGTCCGGACGGTGGGGCGACAAGATCCGACCGTGGCTCACCCACCGGTACCGGGCAATGGCGCTCGCGTTGCGGGCGTACCGCGCGGCGCAGACCTCCGGAGACCTGTCCCACGACGGGAACCCGGTCCTCGCGGCGCATATCGAGCATGCGGTCCGCCGGCCGATCCCCGCGAAGGACGACGAGGGCCGGCCTCTCTCGATCATCGAGAAACCGACCTCCGGGCTGAAGATCGACGGCGCCGCCGCGGGGACCCTGTCGTGGGAGGCGCGCGGCGACGCGATCGCCGCCGGCGCCGAGAAGCGCACACCAGCGAAGGTCTACGCGTTCTGACCCGGGAGGCCGGATGCTCACACGGCCCCAGGCAGAGACCCTCCGCGACGACCTGCTGAAGCGGCTCACGTTCCGGGCCCAGCGTGTCGCGACGCTCGAGGCGTACCGCAACGGCGACCACCCGCTCCCCGAAGGTCTCACTCGGGCTCGGGGCGTGAAGGCCCTCGAGATGAAGCGGGTCTTCAAGCGGCTGCTCCGCGAATCGCGGTCGAACTGGTGCGGGATGGTCGTCGACGCCGTCGACGAGCGGCTCGCTGTCGACGGGTTCCGGTTCGGCGACGACCAGGAGGCCGCCGAAGACGTCTGGGAGCTCTGGCAGGCGAACCATCTCGACGCCGACAGCCTGCTCGTGCACGGTGGTGCGTTGTCGACCGGCCAGGCGTACATGACGGTGTGGCCCGGCCCGAAGACCGGTGACTATCCGGTCATCACCGTCGAGCATCCCGCGTCGATGATCGTCGCGTACGTCGCTGGGACGCGGACACGACGCGCGGCGGTGAAGGCCTGGACCGACGAAGACGGCTACCGGAACGTCACGCTCTACGAGCCGGACTTCCTGTGGAAGTGGCGGTCGGAGCAGCCGATCTCCCCCGGCGCGGCACAGTGGTTCGCTGGCACGAGCACCTCAGGGTTCGCGACCCAGTTCTGGGCCGGTGAGAGCGCCACCTGGGCTGTCCGGCAGCCTCCCGGCGAGAAGTGGCCGCTCCCCAACCCGCTCCAGGTGGTCCCGGTCGTCGAGTTCCGTGCGAACCCGCGGCTCTACCCCGCGCCGTACGGGGGTGGCGTCGCCGAGTTCGAGCAGGTCATCGACATCCAGGACCGCATCAACGAGACCGTCTTCGGTCGGCTCCTCGCGACGCATTTCTCGGCGTTCAAGCAGAAGTGGGCGACCGGGATCGAGATCCCCACCGACGACAACGGCAACGAGATCGAGCCGTTCGACGCCGCGGTCTCGAAGCTGTGGGTCACGAAGAACCCGGACGTGAAGTTCGGCGAGTTCTCCGAACACGACCTCGCGAACTACATCAACGCCGCGGAGGCCGACATCCAGCACCTCGCGGCGATCACGAAGACGCCGCCGCACTACCTGCTCGGCAAGATGGTCAACCTGTCGGGCGACGCGCTGAAGGCCGCGGAGACCGGGCTGATCTCGAAGCTGTCGCGGCACAAGCGGTTCTTCGGCGAGTCACACGAAGAGGTCGCGCGGCTCGCGGTGAAGGCATGGAAGCCCGACGACCCCCGTGCGGAGGACGTCACCGCCGAGGTGATCTGGCGTGACACCGAGTCCCGGTCGTTCGCCGAGACCGTCGACGGGCTCCTCAAGCTCGCGTCGATCGGTGTGCCGCGCGAGGCGCTCTGGGAACGGATCCCGGGTGTGACTCAGACCGAGATCGACCGGTGGCGTGACCTCGCCCCGCCGGCAGCGCCCGACGCGCCCGCCGACGACCCGACCGACCCCACGGAAGACGTTGGCGCGGCGGACGGAATGGCCGGGATGACATCCGGCGCGATGCACACCTGAACGACCGCGCGCAAGGCACGGTCCGAAACCCACGGAGGAAGCCGCAATGGCTGACGACGCCCCAACCACCGACGCTGCGCCCGCAACGGACGCTCCCGTCACTGACGACGCACCCCTCGAGCCTGCGGGCCAGAAGGCGCTCGAAGCCTTCAAGGAGCGGGCACGCGCCGCGGAACGCGAGTCGAAGGCCCACCAGGCCGAGCTCGACAAGATGCGCGCCGAACTCGACGAGGTCCGTGCGGGACAACTGTCCGAGCACGAGAAGGAAGTCGAGAAGGCACGCAAGGAAGCAGACCAGGCCGCAAGGGCCGAGGTCTCGTCGGCATACCAGGCCCGTCTCGACGCGGCCGACATCCGACTCGCGGCGAGCAAGTTCGCCGACCCCGAGGACGCCATCCTCAACCTCGACACGTCGGGCCTCGCGCGCGACGAGTCCGGGAACCTCGACCAGAAGGCCCTCACCGGCGCGCTGGACGGGATCCTGAAGAAGAAGCCGCACCTCGCCGGAGGCCTCACGAACGGCTCCGCCGACGGCGGCCTCCTCGGCGACGGCGTCCACGCACCGACCCGCGAAGAGCAACTCGCCGCCGCGCGCAAGGCCGGCGACGTGAAGGCGCAACTGCGGCTCACGACCGAACAGCTCGCGGACCTCGCGACGCAGTGACCTCGCCGGATTGACGTCCGGCCCATCCCCACCAGGAGACCCCAATGGCCGGTATCACCGGACTCGGCACCACCTACAACCTGCCCAACTACACGGGCCTGCTCTTCCAGCTCACCCCCTCGGACACGCCGTTCTTCTCGGCGATCGGTGGCCTCACCGGCGGCGGACAGACGATCTCGCCCGAGTTCGAGTGGGAGGCGTTCGACCTGCGTTCCGCCGCGCAGAACGTCGCGCTCGAGGGTGCGACCGCGCCGACCGCGTCGGGTCGCGTCCGCTCCCAGGTGAAGAACGTCGTGCAGATCCACCAGGAGAAGGTGTCGGTCTCGTACACCAAGCTCGCCGCGATCGGCCAGAAGGCCGGCCTCGCGAACGCGGTGCCGAACCCGATCACGAACGAGGCCGTGTGGCAGGTCGAGCAGATGCTCAAGCAGATGGTCCGCGACATCGAGTACTCGTTCCTCAACGGCGTCTACGTGGTCCCGTCGGACAACACGACCGCCCGCAAGACGAAGGGCCTCCGGTCGGCGATCACCACCAACCGCACCAACAAGGGCACCGCGGTCACCGGCGGCGCCGGCGCCACGACCACCGCGTCGTCCGGCTCCGTCGCCGCCACGAGCAACGGCCTGTCCAACGGTGACCGGGTCATCGTCCGGAACATCACCGCCGGCGACGTGTGGAACGCGACGACCGTGTACTACGTCGTGAACGCGGCGACGAACACGTTCAAGCTGTCGCTCACCTCCGGTGGCGCAGCGGTGACCGGTTCGGTGGACACCACGTCGGACTTCTACAAGCTCGCGTCGACCGCGGTCGCGAAGGCCGACGTCGACGCGCTGCTCCAGAGCATCTTCGACAACGGTGGCATCACCGAGAGCGCGACCGCGACGTTCATGGTCGGCTCGTCGCAGAAGATCGCACTGTCGAACGCGTACACGACCTTCGCCGGGAAGTACGTCGAGAACTCCCGCACCGTCGGCGGTGTCGCGGTCGACACGATCGTCACCGACTTCGGGACCTTCAACGTGATGCTCAACCGGCACATCCCGAAGGACACGATCGTCGTCGCGTCGCTCGAGCAGTGCATCCCGGTGTTCGAGGAGATCCCCGGCAAGGGGCACTTCTTCGCCGAGCCGCTCGCCAAGACCGGCGCGTCCGACGACGTGCAGCTCTACGGTGAGGTCGGCCTCGCGTACGGCAACGAGAAGGCCCACGGCATCCTCGAGGGTCTGCCCGTCTGACATCGCATGGGACCCGCGGAGGTACGCCTCCGCGGGTCTCGTCGCGTTCCTGAGGAGGGACCGTGGACGAAGCCACCGCGCGCGCCCGCCTCGAACGGATGGTCGCTGCCGACACCGCTCCGACCCTCACCGTCGACGAGGTCGACGACCTCATCGACCTCGCCCGTCGTCCAGACGCCGCGGGGAACCCATCGACGAACACGGTCGACGCTCCCGCATGGGCCGCGTCGACCACGTACGCGCCCGGCACCATCATCCGGATCGCGTCCACCCCTCCTCGCTACTGGAAGGCCGCGAACTCCGGCATCTCAGACACCACCGCACCCGCGTGGCCGGCGCTCGCCGGCGACACGGTCACCGGCGCGAGCCTGTCCGATGGGTCGGTCACCTGGATCGACAACGGTGGCGAATGGTCCCCGACCTGGGACCTCGACGCCGCCGCGGCGGACGGATGGCAGACCAAGGCCGGGAAAGCCGCCGGCAGCTTCGACTTCGCCGAAGACGGCCAGCAGTTCACCCGGTCGCAGATGCACGCGCACTGCATCGCGATGATCACCCTCTACTCGGCACGTCAGGTCGGGTCCGTCACCGTGAATGCCTCGTGGCCGTGCTGAGCGACACCGAGCTCGACGCGATGCGCGACACGCTCGACACGTCGCTCCCCGAGCTCGCCGAGATCGAACGCGCCACCAAGGTCTCCGACGGTCGTGGCGGTGAGACGCTCACCTGG